TTAGAATGTTAGCGGGTAATTATGATATTTGTTGTACTCCTTATCGATTAAAAGATGCAACGATGAAAGAGTCTTATCCAGTATCATTTGAAAACTACGATGAAATAAAAATATCGGATAAAGGTTTTGTTGAAATAACTTCAGGACCAACAGGCTTGATGATGATAAAACGTGAAGTGTTTGATACTTTAAAAAAAGATAATCCTAAACTACAGATTAAATTACCTGAAGAAAAAAGAAAGAATATAAATGCTGAGATTATGGGAGCTGAAGATACTAATGAGAACCCATCTAAAGATTGTTTATGGAATTTTTTTGATACATCTTTTGATGATCATTTGTTCAAGGGTGAAGATATTGCTTTTTGTGAATTGGCTCGTAAATCTAAATTTAAAATACATGCGAACATAGATTCAACAACCATTCATCATGGGCCATATGGATATAAAGGTAAGTTTAGAGATTCGTTAGAGAAAGTTACATGATGTCAGATAAAGATATAGAAGAGTATCATAACCTTAGTCGAAAGATAAAATTTAGTAATAAATACAACTATATCCAAGGTAAACAAATCAATGAACATGGATCACGGACCTATGATATAGGTGGCTATAGACTTCCGTCGGTAACTACGATATTAGGGGCCACCAAAGATCAACAATTTTTAAAAGACTGGAAGGCCAAAGTTGGAGAAAAACGAGCTGAAGAAATCAAGAATCATAGTAGTAGGCGGGGAACTGCCATGCACAAGTTCCTCGAGTCTTATGTGGAAGGAGTTGGGTACGATGATCTTACAGCAATCGGACAGGAGGCGAAGCCCATGGCCGAAAAAGTTATTGAAGTGGGTCTTGCGCCAGTTGAAGAGTGGTACGGGTCGGAAGTTATGCTACATTACCCTGGGTTGTACGCTGGGTCTACTGATCTCGTTTGTTTACATAACGGTGTTGAAACTATTATAGACTTTAAACAAGCGAACCGTCCTAAAAATAAAGATTGGATAGAAGATTATTACTTACAGATTGCGGCATATGCCATGGCCCATGATTATGTATACGGGTCAGCGATTCGTAAAGGTATTATCATGATATGTACACCAGATTTGTATTACCAGGAATTTTCGTTCACGGACCATGAACTACGGAGTTGGAAACATAAGTTCTTGAAGCGACTGGACATGTACCATGAATTGAAATTTGATGAGAAGGAGCAAGCAAAAGTTAACATTACAAAGGAGGATTTTAATGAATGATGACTTGTTTAGAACCATTCTAAAGAGATATGAAGCAGAGATAGAAGACGCTAATTACAAGATAAATGCTATGTGTGAACACAACTTAGTGATCCCTGAACATGTAGATATTACAGGTGAAGTGGACAAACAGCTAGAAAGAATAGCTGCAGCAGAGGACAAGTTGGCAGCAATGAGGAAATATTATGGCGAAAAAAAGGCAAAGACAGTGCTATAAGAGATCTCACAGATAAATTAGGTGCATTAAAAAAAAACATGAAAAATTTTTGTCTTTTTGTCAGAATGAGCTAAAAGTGTTGGTATTACTAGCTAAAGTGGTGACAAAAACTATGACAGAAATTGTTTTAGTGACATAAATTTATGTCATATTTAGACATCAGTGGTGCCTTCGCGCGCGCGTAAAGCTGATTTTTGATAGGTGATTTATCTGGTATATCTCTTATAGGGGTGATAAAAGAGCTTATGCCTAGGAAAAGACGAAAAAGAATCGCAACTGATAGTGCTCCCGAGATACCTTATCCGAGAGTCAGAGTGGAGTGGATTGACTGTGTCAGTGACTCTGGCTGGGCTACTGATAAAGAATTTGATAAGATGAAACTAGCAAGACCTGTTAATGAAGGTTGGTTGTATTCAAAAGACAATAAATCAATAAAGTTATTTGCGTCTTACGATAAAGATGACGATGGTATTACTTTTGGGGATCGGACGATGATTCCTCGACAGTGGGTGAAGAAGATTCAGAAGATATAACTTCACCTTCTATTTGTTTTGCCTGTAATAAAGGTGCATAATCTTCAAGTATTTGTTTCATTTTATTTTCTAGTTCTTGCTCTGTCATATCTTCGAGCTTACCAGTTTTAATAATCTTACGATCAATATATAAACCTGCCGCTTTACCTCTGTTTGTTTCTGCATTTACAGCTGATGAGAAGGATCCTTTTTTAAGTGCTAGTTCTTTGATACGATCTAGCTCTGCAATATGTCCTTCAAATGTTACCATATATTTCTGTAATTTCTCCTCTCTAAGCTTTCCGATATAGTCCACAACTAGAGGGTGTATCTTGGGATTTGTTAATTCATACCCTTCCTGTCTACATCTATTGGGACTAAAGCCTGCTAATTTGGCTGCTTCTGTCTTTGTAAGTGCTTTGCCATTGTCACCGAATACTAATAACTCAGCGAATTTGCGTTGCATTTCTGTTAGTCTTTTTGGTACACCCATATTTGACAATTTAAGTTAAGTATCCTATATTGTCAAGGTATGAAAGATGACGTTATAGAAGGCTATAAAGAAGTTATAAAAATGTTAAGAGCTGAAATACAAGATTTAAAAAAATATCAATCTGAATGTATAAGATTAGAAAATCTCTTGCATGGTTATAAAAAAGTGATAGAGGAATTAACTAGTCAGGTGGTAAAAAAATAATGTACGTCAAACACCTGCAAGAGTATTTAGATAAGTTTACTGAAGGACAGCAAGGTCGTAGAGGTAATGCAGTTAGTGATGCTAAGATTTATATCATGACTAGCAAGGGATACCTAGAGGAGATCAAACGGATTGAAGTTCACCAAAGTAATAATCCAATGGATACTTCCTTGCGTGTTGTATTGAAACCAAACCGAGAAGAAAAATTAATTTTACCTCCTGGTTATATTAGAGATTATTAACCAAAGGATTTACCCGATGCAATGGGGCCAGAAGCTAGATTATATAAAAAACTTAAAAGTATTTCAAAAGATATCATTTGGACTAGACTTGAAAACCAAAGCTTATTTGGGACTCCTGATTTACTGGGTTATAATTCTAAGTGCACCTTTTTCACAGTAGAGCTTAAAGTAGCTAACGGCAACAGAGCTCGCTTGTCCCCTCATCAAGTATCGTTTCATTTCCAGCATCCCAAGAATTCTTTTGTGCTTGTGGAGTGGAAGGGTAAGTGTTTGTTGTTTGAGGGTAAGCAATCGCTTGCGCTTGTAGATTCATCGTTGTCATCGCTTGATCCTATTGTTGATTCGCTTGAAGATTGTGTGAAGTATCTGTCTAGCTTGTAGGTTTATTCTTCCTCTATCATCTCAACTAATATTTTAAATTCTTCAACGGGGTCGTGTTGTGTTTCATCCCATTGTTTAATATTAGTTTTTAATCTTTTTTTTATTTCATTTAATTTGTTTTTGTATGGGTTAACGACTTCAAACGCTCGGTCATACCCTCGCTCTTCTGCAAGGTCTTCATCTTCTCGTATGTCCAAGCCTGCGCTCTCACACTCTTGCATTATACACTCTTCAACTTCATGCTGTGGTGTCATATTATTTAAACAAAAATAATGTTTTGGTAGTTTCATAAATTATATTCCTTCTCTAAATGTGGGTATGGATATTTTTCTCTCCAAAATCTTCCGTTGTAAGAAAAATGTCCAATATATTTTTTATCTTTATAAACTTTAGGTGGTATAAAATTTCCACTTCCTAAATCATACTCATCAATATAAACGTTGATTAAGTCCCTTAATTTTGAAAGTTTTTTATGTTTTATATCTACTAAAGTTTGTGTGCCGTATTTAACTTCATATGGGTTTTGATCAAAATCAATATTACCACAATTAGTTAATTTTTTTATTCTATACATATTATCCCTTCTGCTCGCTCGCTTGTTCTTTTAACATCTCATCAAAACTTTGACCTGTATATTCTTCAAACCATTGGTCAAAAAATGTGTATGCTTTTTTATACTTTTGTAATTCCTCATAATACCACTCTGTTAATTCATGTTCTTTATGAAATAACATTTCTTTAGCTTCTTTTTTATTTTTAAAATAGTATGTATCTAACATATTCATTTTTAATTCATGGTCATAACAATTGCTCATATTATCCCTTCTCGCTTGTTAGTTTTAATATGGCGCGCCTGTGGACACGGCATTAAATGAGAACTCGCTTGTCGCTTGCGCTCTTGCCCGCTATTATTCAGGTTTCTTCGCGTATTTTTCTCCCTCACGCCATATACTTGCACAAAATTAAA